CCGCGAGCCCCTGCGACCTGCTTTTACGGTCTACAATTCGTCCAAATCCGATTGCGTCATTGAACTGGCAACCGGTTGTTCTGCGGCTGTTTTCTTCCCTGCTTTCAGTGGTGCAAAATAACTCTCGCCTTTTCTCTTCTCCGTTGGCAACATTGCGATGGAATCCAAGTCCTTTGGAAAGTTCTTCGCTCGTGGATCGTCAACGTGAAAGATGTCCGAGAACCTCAATCGGAGATTTACGTTGCCGTTGTATTCGTTCTCCTCGAATGTTGCGATCACTTGCTGACCGATTGCTTTGTTGAGGTCAATCGAAACCCGCTTTCCGAGATCAGCCGGAGCCATTAAACCGGAGGCAATCAAAAACGCTGCTTGTTGTTGCCGGCTGATTCGTTGAGCAACTTCCGAGTGATTCAGGTTCGGGTTGAAAAATGTGAGGTTCAATTCCTTTTTCTCTTGATCCTCAACCGTTCCGGCCAACACTTGCAATCCAACCGAGAACCCTTGAATCACTCCACCTTTCGGCCCGGTTCCTTCCCAAACGTGATTGATTGCAAGGTGGTAGGTTCCCGCCTCTGATAGATAATTTCCACTTCCGCCGAGTTCTTCTGGTGCGTCGAATTCCATGATTATTTTTTCCTAGTTAAAAAGTTTTTAATGTCCAGAACATCCACCGTTCGAATGCTCCAGGTTGGAGGATAGCCGAGCGTCTCAATCCCGGCGTTCCAAATTTCATCCGTTGAAAATCGCTTTGTGAGTTGCTGCAAAATCGGCTGTTCAACAATCAGCCGAGTTCGCCAATTTAGTTTTTTGCCGGTGTTCCTCCGTGGGTTTTGAGGTCCGCATCAAAAAATGCTTCGATGTGTTTTTTATTGATTGATTTCAGGAGGAGCACCGCGCCGCCTTGGGTGAGGTCTGAGAGCTTTTCCATTCCATGTTGGATGAGCTTCGCTTTGACCCTGCCGACAATGTCCTCAAGTCCTGGCGTCTGTTTTGCAACCGCAAGAGCGTCTTTGATCGCGTCAATCTGTGTCGATAACGCTGGATCGTTATTGCTCATCGATTCAGCCGTATTCTCATCAAACGGTTCAACCGGCTTTTCCTCCTCCTCTGGTTCAACCGTGGTTTCGAATGTGATGTTGCCGGCGGTTGTTTCTGCTTCTTCGATCTCTTCCGCCTCAACCGGTTGGTCGTTTCGGATCACCTCTGGCATCTGATCAAAGTCGCTCACTTCTTCCGGTGTATACGTTCCGCAAATCACTTCAGGAGCAATGCAACGGATGGAATCAGACACCAGCCGTGCCCATAGCATCTGCATCCTTGATCGGTCGGTTGCGTATTTTGCTTTCAATTTCAAGGATTCAATTTTTCCGCTGTTGATCTGATCAACCACGGTTGATTCCTTGCCTTCATAAACAAACGGCTCGCGTTTCGCTTCCGCCCATGTCAATTCAAATTCGTGTGATTGCCGGTCGGCCGTGATCAATTCAATCGCCACCTTGTCCGGCGTCCTGCAAATCACCCGGTGCATCCCTTTTGCGACCGTGCGGAAATCCGCGAGCATCGCTTCCGTCTTCATGGATAACTTCCCGTGAATCAGGTGGTACTTTTCGGCGATTGAAAGCGGCGGCATTTTCTTTGCGATACATTCAAGCGCCATAATGTGGCCTTGTTCCTCTGATTCGCACCCAAACATTTTCGATAAAGCAATCGACTTTCCGAGCGATGTGACAAACGATGGCACGTCTCCGATCTTGTCGTATGCGATGAGTTGGTTGTTTGTTGTCATTTGGTTTCCGTTTGTTAGTTGTTGTTTAATTATGCTTTGGCGAATGTCCACCTCTCTCACATCACCCCCATCGCAACCGCGACTTTCCAGGTCATCTCCAAATCGTTGAACAGATATTCCACGGCGGTCTTCTGTTCCTCCTCGCTCCCTTTGATGAGATCCGCGAACATCGCGCCCGTGACTCCTTCTGGTTTTCCGGTTCCACCGAACAATTGCGAAAGAGTGTCAAGTTTCACCCAGTCGCCATAACGTCCGAGTGCCCATCGTTTCATCGTGTCAATGAAAATCCGTTCGTTCCAGAATCTATCTCGATCAATCACCCCGACTGGAACAGTTACATCCAGCACCCATGAGCGATTGATGAGGAATGGGAGATCGAATCCAAAAATGTTATGGCCTACCAACTTCCGAGCCGGAGCAATGCAAGTTTGATATCTCGCCCAAAATTCAGAAATCAAATCCGCCTCATCCAACCCATCTCGGCCGGAAATCCGCATCACAGTTCCCTTTTCCGATTTGTAGCCAATGGCGAGAACTTCACCCGTAATCGGTGAAAGTGCGGCTTTTTCCATCGCTTCGGATTCGTGGGAGTCTTTCGCGGCCGCAACGTCTTTCTCATAATTTGCAACCAGTCGCCCGTGTTTCTCTCGCTCGGTTTCGATCTTTGCCGCGATCTTCGCCTCGTCTTTTAGGTTGCCGAGTTTCACGGTTGACGGATCGAATTCGCCAGGAGGCTCCGGTTGTTTGAAATCCGGTGTCCGAGAGAGGACGGTTGATTTGTCGAGTGGCCCGGTTTCGATATCGAAGACAATCATGGTTCCACCGTCCCATCTTCAACGAATCGCAGGACAGTTCCTTTTATAGCTCTCGCGGCCAACATCGCTTCCTCTTTTGAGTTGGTGCTTTCGTAGTATTTGCCGTTTGCGTCGTGAACTTCGAACTTCTCTCGCTTCAATGGTGTGAAGTAGAAGATATCCAATCCATCCTGACTGTTGATCGGAAAGTTGTTCCATTTTCCGGTTGCGTTTTCGTAAATGTAAAGACAACAACCCTCAACCATCTGCGTTTCGCACCAGAGCTTTCCGCCGTGCTCCCATACCGCAATGAACTGACCGATTGTCGGTTGCTCTTTTGTTTTCTTCAGTTCCATCTCACGCCTCCCCCAAATCACGATTGCCAAACATATCCCACGATTCTTCATCGTTCGGAAAGTCACCCGGCATTCCGTTCGGATCCAGATCAACCGGCTGAGGCTCAACCATGTTTCGGCTCGTTGCGATGTCGATCACCAGGAGGAATAGAAATCCTCCCATTGCAAAAATCAAATAACTCATCTTCCGTTACTCCATAAAAAAAGCGGCGTGGCGTTCTGAGGTGCCACACCGCTTTAAACCGACGAAGGTTTTGTTGGATTGGATTGTTTCTCAGAACTTAAAAACCCCCACGGCCGATCCTTCGAATCCATGCGACAAAGAATCCATTTGTTCCGTCCGCCGCTTGCCGTGGTGGTCTTGTGCGGTGAATTTTACTAGTGGATTTTTGGTGCAAATTGAGAGAATGAGGAGCATCCGGAAGATGCAAGATGAGAGCATGAAACAGCATGAACAACGCACGAAGAAAAAAAGAATTGATTTTGAGATTTGTCAATCGTGGGATTTGAAAGAGGTGTTTGGCGGATGATCGATCAAGAAATAAAAAAACCCGCCGGTGAGGACGGGTGTTGAGTTGTGCTAAACCCCTGAAATCTGTTTTTATCACCAACTCAGTTGGGGTTATACACAAGTTATGCGGCTAAACGGGAACGGCTGTTTCCTTGCACCCCAAACACAAAACCTGTTGGGGAATCCCATCTTGGTCCACAATTGTCTCTTTCATCGGCGCGGGGCCGCACTTCGGGCACTCGCCAACGCCATCGGCGTATTCCGGCATGTAGCCAAACTCAATCCGCGTCACCTCTTGGTTCGCTTCGCCGCCCATGTGCTCGCAGAACATATCAACGAACTCCGAACCCGTCATATTCGGAAACCCTTCTTTTCGTGCTTCATCGTGGCCGTAATTGGTTCGGTTGGGTTGTCTCGTGTCCATCGCATCCAGCGGTTCACGCCGCACATCCTTAACGTAAATTTGTCCTAATCGTTCGATCTGTTCGCCGGGCTTCAAACCCATGCACTTAACGCAGGCGTTCAAGATGTCGCCACGCTTAAGAAACTTCCATCCTTTGCGACGGGTGACGGTTTTCGTTTGGTCGCGTATCTGATCTGTCGTCAACGCAAAACTGATGTTTCGGGGCATGGCCGATGATCAACTCCAAATCGCCGCATAACAAACGGATGAATCGAAGCGGCGTATCGAATCAAACTTTTTAGAGAGCGGTCACACGCCGCTCAATTATCCTTGGGTGTTATCCGCCACTGATTGAATAGCATTGGTCAAGATCGCAAATGAACTCGACGACAACCCGCTGACGTGGTTTGCTGGCTGTCTCCATTGCTGCAATTGCCCGTTTCATCGCGTTGCCTGCGTTCTCAGCCTTCACAAATACAACGGGGTCTGGTTTGGCGTCTGATGATTCGTCGGTCACTTTGTATAGTTTCATGTCAGATAACAATTAGATCCAGCGAAGCCGCGACCAACGCTTGTTTTTAAATTTTAGCAACGAGTCGCGGCTCGCTGATCTTTAGACGTTATCTGGCTTTGTATTTGGTCAGAATGAAATCAACACCCCGCTGATCTTCCTCAAGCTGATCTCGCATCGACCATGCTTTGCCCTCATCGTCAAACCACAAGACCGTCCCTGATTTTGGCCCAATAGATTCATACCACCATTCAATCCGCCAGATCGTTTTTGGTGCTTTCGGTGTTTCTGCTTCGCATTCTTGGCAAGGACCGTCACACATTCCAGCGTCGTGTATTGCTAATTGGTCAATCCCTTGTTCTGTTAGATAATCTGCCATGTCGCCCATGATACGCCCGATAACAATACGTTGGACCAAAGTGCCGTTGGCCCGTCTGTTTTAATATTGAGTTGACTCACGGCACTTGGTCAACTTTGGTCGTTATTTGGACGGTTCCAGACTTGGCTTGCCTGATCTCATCTTTACGCTTCGCTCATCTTCAGGCTCAATCCCTTCGACTATTACGACTCTCGAAGGCATCCAGTCCTTTGGCGACGGTTCGGACATCGCTTTGTGCCGAAACTGTTCCGCCATTTTGTTGCAGCTTTTGAAATCCACCAAGATTCCCTTTTCCGAGAGCATTTTGGCAATCTCAATTGCTAACGTCGTAGCCCCTCCGGCTCTCGGTCCTGTTATCGTAATCTGCATGTTTTAGCTCCAAAACGCCGCATAGCAATACAATGCAACCGAAGCGCGGCTTGCGGTCTTATTTTCTTCTTGCATATCCCACGTCTTTCCCACGTTTCTATTTCTCAACCCGTGTTTCCGCTGACCATTCCAAAAATCAACTTTCAAAAACACGGGAAAAAACAACTTCTCGTCACTTCAAAACACTCGCTCTGCACTGGGGGTGCAAAGGTCGCTGGTTCGAATCCAGTCAGCCCGACTTTTTAACACGGTTTTTACAGTCTCAAATGGACTTAGCGGAATCGGTTGTTTTCTCATCCCACGTATTTCCCACGTTCTGTGATTAGTTCCTTGGCTCCATACCGGGTAATTCTGCAAATAACCACTTATCCGGTTTGCCATACCGGATAAGAACAAGTTATCGGGACTAAAACACATCTGTAATATTTGACAGCGAAATGATTTTGTCCCTCAGTAAATTCAACTTTTCATCTATTGTCATCGAGTTCCAGCGATCCTCCGCTTCCTTTTGGGCGCGAACACTGCATTTTCCGCACCCGGTCTGGTTTGAGTGTTCCGTCATTTCTTTGCACGTTATGCAATACTGACTACTGATATGAACCATAATTCGCCCGATAACAAAATGTTGCACCAAAGCGTCGTTGATGCGTCTGTTTCAATGTTACGGTTCACCACGACGCTTGGTGAACATCGACGTTATGCCTCTTGAAACTCGATAAACCTGCCAAGGTACACCCACACCTCTTGGCATCCCTCGACAATCTCTTGTGATATTGCAACGTGTTTCCCAAACGTCTCATGGCTCCACGCATACTCTTCAGGTGTCATTTTTTTCCAGACGCGGCACGGCATAACAACAGGATCAACCGAAGTATTTTCCGAACCTGAATTTTCGCTATCGCTCATTTAAATCTTTCTAAAATACTCGGTTATCTTTGGACGTCATCCACCTTTGGCGACCATCGCCCGGTTGATAGCTTCGTCAATTTGCTCGGTTGTTCGCATGTCGTCTGCGTACTTCGCGTAAATGTGCCAACTCAACGAACTGCCACCGTGAACCACTGGCTCAACAGGATGGCAGACGATGGAGACAACATCGACATGCCCTAGCCCTTGCATCGCGTTTGCGGTTAGTAATGCTTCAAAATCGTTCGATGCTTGACGGACAATTATTGCGTTTAGATTGGTCATAATTCTGTGGATAACAAACGGATGCACGTGAAGTCGGGCTTGCGTGCGGAATTGTAAAACATGATCAACCGTCCCGACTCGGTGATTCTTAGTCGTTATGCCGACTTCTCGCCTGCCTCGGTCTCGCCGTGGACGCAGCCAAACTTCTCGCCGACCCAAAAACCGCCACCCTCGTTGTAGGAATAAACCAAGTGGTCCTCCTGGTTCTCTTCGCCGTGCTTGTGTGTGCCCGATTCGTACAGATTCACGTTCGTACATTCTCCGCTTTTGTCTCGCCATTTACACTGACCACATAAAACTATCGACATAACGTGAAATCTCCATAGCTGGTTAATTTGTTTATCGCCGCCCATTTATCACGAGCGTTATATTGTTTTTTCCGAGTCCTTTTTCGAACTGCTTCCATTATTCATCTTTTCCCACAAGTCGCCCACCTGGACATTCGAATAATATTTCAATGTTGTCTCAATGCTCTCGTGTCTCATCAACTTTTGCAATTCCGCTGGCATCAATTTACTCGCCCATCGAGTTGCAAAGGTTTTTCTCATCGTCCTGGCGGTTGCAAAATCGCCTTCATGTGTGACAACCACATTCGCCATCCGTCCAATCTTTGAAACCCATCGGCCAACGGAATCAGGATTCGGAAAATCACCCGTTCCTTTTGGCAGCTTAAAAACCCGGCCTCTCCTCTGGCGTTCTGGAACTGATTTTAACAACTCCGCAAATTCCGGAGCCATCGGAAGAAGTTGATCATGGCCGCTTTTGTGTCCTTCGCCTCTCACCCGAAAGAATGGACAATCGCCGGAGATATCAACCGCGAAATCAAAGGACCAATCCCAACCGAGTTTTACTGATTCCTCTCGGCGCAAACCGGACCAATACAAACCGCGAAGATAGAATTTCCAAATCTTTGAATCGCTTTTCCTCACATGCTGGACGTTCTCAAGCATCCTTTCGAATTCTTCTAGGGTAATCGGCCGTGATCGCAATTCAGAATCTCGCCGTTTTCCCTTGGTGGAATAGGTGAGTCTTTCCGTTCGGTATCCCATGCCAAATGCCCAGTTGACCGCTGATAGAATACGCTTGATGTATCCCTCAATGGTTGCTGATCGCTTGCCTTCCTTGCGTAAGGTGGTCGAGAATTTCGAAATCATCTTTGAATCGATATCAGCCAGGTCTCGCGGAGAGCAAATCCGATCAAAATGATCAAGTGCCACATTGACCGCCGCGCGAGATCCTTTCGCCATTTGCTCCTTCTCGTCTGAGTAGTGGTGATCACAAAAGTCCCGCCAGTCCTGTGGAGGAAGTGCCCCGCCGTTTTCAAGTTCGATCCGTTTGAGAGCCGCGATCTTCTCCGCGTGCTTTCGAGTTGATCGGATTGCTTGATGTTCGGTGGTCTTTTCCCTTGATCGGCCATCGGCATCCAGCCAACGAATCACCCATCGATTGGTTTTTTTGGTGGTTGTAATCCATACCCGTGTCTTATTCGTCATCGATATCGCCCTCGTAATAGCTCAACCCGTCAATCAACCATGCGCCTTTGACTGAGTATTTCCGGCCGACTTTGATGGCTCGGATGATCTGTGGTTTTACCAGTTTCTCCCGGATGAATCGTTCATTGCATCCCAGGAAATCCGCGATTGCCGCGAGTGAATAGAAGTTGTGCGGCTGTATCTCGCCACGGTTGCCATTTGAATTTGACATTGTAAATCCGTTTGTTTGCTTTTTTGTTATTGCAAACCGCGACCGAATCCCATAAAATTCAAATGAACAAGGGACGACCGGCAACGGTTATTTCTTGGGGTGGTGAGAGTCAAACTTGTAGTTAGGGGAGACTCTCACCCGGTAAAATACAATAAAAGCCTTCGAATTTGCCGTTCGTGGGCTTTTTTCGTTGGGTGCGGGTGTCAAGAGGAATTAAGCAATTTTCGGCTCCGTCGTTGAATTGGGTGATTTGGTGGAGCGTCCACAAGAGAGGCAATCGAATTTTCCGGTTGCATGGCAAAATTAGATTTGTACAATCTGAATTCTGCCGGTGGTCGTGTAGGCGATCCGTAAGCCAAGGTTATCAGCCTTGGGCCGGCTTTTTTTCTGCCGGTGTCTATTTGATAAACGATTTGCGACCGCAAATCAATACCGATTTTGCTCATTGCGAAAGCCATCTGGGGTGGTGATGAGCGGTTATTTTCTTTTGCTGGCGTGACACGTATGGACATTCCCTTGGAAAAACGTGCGTTTTTAGTGAAGACTATCAATATAGGGGAGTTTCTAGGTGGATTCAATTATTTCAAAAAACAAACTGAAAATATTTGAAAAGAAAAAACGAATTGCTATTGTCGCCCAATTGTCCACAAAGAAAGAAATCACATGAAATGTTTACTAGTCGCATCTGCCGCCGTTGTTTTTACGATAATTTCAACCGGTTGCCTGGAATCTAAACCAGGTGCGAACCGTGAGATCAAAGAAAAGTCCACATCTCGACCGGTCGCCCATTCACCAAACCAGCAATGGCAACAACCGAAGGATCCATTACCAAAAGCAGAAAACAATCAAACAAAACCACTTGCAAACAAGTCATCGCTCGGACCAAAGATTCCAGCAATTGGAGAATTGCGAAAGTCAATCACTCAGCACGTTTGCGAAAACGGCGGTTCCTGCTTTGGTGGAAATCTCGTCACCCATTCAACACCAGGCGCAATCCCATTCCAACGGACCATTCAGCCGGGTTTGACATGCCCAAATTGCGCCGGACAAATGTATGTGGAAATTTGGACAGTTCCGAAAAATTAGGCCGCCGCTTCATCTGTCACGTGGATTGAAATCTTCAGATATCCGGCCGCGAGACCATAACCAAGATAAGTGATCTTGTTTCCGGTCGTGAGATCCGCCACCGGTTGAATCACTCCACTGGCTCCCACGCAATACCAAACCTCTTTCGCGAATGTTCCACCCGTGATCACATCGCCATCGGAAGCAATAATTGCCGGTTCACCATCGGCCGTTGGTCCAACAAGCATCCCAACAATAGTGGAAACTGCGGTTGAAGAAACGCCACCGGCTTTGAGCTTACCGGCTGCGGTTGAATCCGCGTAAACGAATACACCAGCCGCAAGAGTTGCCCCGCCGGTTAATCCGGTCTTTGTTGTTCCTGAAACGATCCGGACGTTTTCAGGTGTCATTGTTACTGCGGCCATCAGTGTTTCCTTGTTTGTCTTTTTTTATGGTGCTTCGGCAACGTAATCATTTGTGATTCCGTCCGCTTTGACCACCGTGATTGTTCCGTTGACAGATAGAATATTTCCAACCGCTCCACCGGTTCCAGCATTTCGCGTGACCTTCAATTGCAGTTCTCGACTCGTTGCTGAAGATGTAACGGTTGACCAACCATTGAAGCAAAACGGAACTTTAGGATCATCCGGCGTTCCGTCATAAATTCGATCCGCTGCCCAAACTTCAATTTCTTCATGAGCGGAAGTGTCGGCACTTTGAAACCTCACATCCGCTTTCAACATCGAAGCCAAAAGTGCATCATATTTTGCTGATAACTCGTGAGCGATCCACTGAACTCGAACAGTTCCAGTTGCGGTTGATGCGTGTTGATTGTAGAGGTTGATTTTAAATGATCCGGCCGCCTCGGTGTCAATTGTAAGTATTGGAATTCCTCCGCCCGTCCACGGTGAAACAGACGGGTGAGCAATGGTTGCTGTCACGTATGGATACGATGGAGTAAGTGACGTTCCAAGCGTCACTGTTTTGGTTGAGGATGCCCCGGCTGAAACGCTTGTGAATGATTCGAGCCCCATTTGAACCCGTTTGTATTCCAGGTCAATTGGGAAATCGTATTCCATCCAACCTTCAACAAAGTAAATAAAATCACCCTCGGCCGCGAACCTGAACGGATCAACCTCAATGATACTTTCGTCGGTTGTGAATAGATTAGAGAAGGTCGCGAGGCCACTACCGGCGGTCGTGTATGCGAAATCGACAACCGCCCAATCCGGCATAGATTCACCGCCAGAAGCATCCGCAAAAATCTTTCCTCCAACTTGCTTCGCCTGAAATATCGAATCCGCCGCATAAGCCGAAAACGAATAGACGGTCTCCGTTGTGTTCGTGACTTCAAGAGCAGTTCCGGCCGCGTTCCACTTCATCAACGTGCAAGTTGCCGAACTGGGTGTTGTTGAATTAGACGGAGCCGCGATACCTCCACCGGGTGCTTTGTAGAATCGCGTCTGTCTTACATTCGTCCGACCGAATGCCTGGACCGTTTCATTCCCGCGATTGCCAAGAACTAAACCAGTTGCGGTCTTCACGTCTCGCGCGAGCTTCTCTGAAAAGTTTACTCCGTCGCCGCTCATTAGAAACTAAACCCCATTCCAGAGAATGCAACACTCGCAAAAATCTGATCTTCAACCCATACCGCATTATCCTTCGTGACTTCCGTTCCATCTTCGGCCAGGAATGTCGGCGAGGTCACGAACTCTTTGTTCTCGTCGGTCGCGTGAACGATGTCACCATTTCCATCGGTGATCAAAAACCCTTTCAATACTCGCCGGTTGTACCATGCTTTGGCTGCCGTGGTTCGAATTGGTTTTCGAAAGAGAACTGTCACCGTCACATCGTAATAATTAACAGTCGATCCACTGATTTCAAACGAGTTTGGATCAGCCGCGATGTCATCAACCTTTGCCGTTCCAGGAGCCCATCCGAGGAATGAATCAGAATTCACCTTGTCCATGAACGTATAAAATGAACTCGGTGAAAATGACGCAAACGGCTGTGATATCGTGGCCGCCAGATCGGAGAACGGCCGGGTGATTCCTGTTACCGGTTCGCCGTTTGGAGTTGCAATCACGGTTCCGTTCACATCTTCGTCGATTTCACCGTTTGCTTTTACGGTCTTCCACTTCACGATTGCAGGTTGTGTTAGTGGGTTGTCAATGCTCGGATCACCTGGCATCGATTTGTAGGTGACAACGACTTTGAATAACACGGGTGATTCGCGGGTTGCTGCAACATTCGTGCACCAGAGAAACAGAGAGCCCAATTGCTCGCCGATTTGAACAACAGATGAATCCGCTTTGACCGTGTAGGCGTTATCGTTAGCCGGATCATCGACGAGAACGTCATACATCTCGATGTGGTCCGCGCTGCCAAGATCATCGGATGACAGTTCTTTTGAGAACGTCCCGGATTCGCTCGACCATGTTCTAGTGACTGTTGTAACCGCCATGTTAATTGAGAACTTTCGGTTGTTTTGCGGTGTTGGATTGGATGCTTGAGAGCTTCTGATTCACTTGGTCGAAAACCTTTTTGGCTTGAGTGAGGAGTTCAACTTGTTTCTCAGAATTCTCCGTTTGCTTTTGAATTGGATCGGTTCCGCGTGCTCTCGATAGGAATCGGCTGGATTCCTGGGCAAGTTGTGATCGTTGCTGGATCTTGTCATTCCCACCGACTCCGGAGGTCAACCGCTTCTTCATCCGTGAGAGTTCAGCCGAGAACGTGTCGCCAGAGATCAAATTTCCCACTTGGAGCTTTGCGAGCTCCTCATAGTCTTTTCGGAATCGTTGGAGAGGTGTCAAATTCGCTTCCGTGATTTGCTTGGCTCGTTGTTGGAGTTCGTTTCGCTTAGTCAACAATTCAATCTGTCGCCGGTACTCCTGGCCTTCCTTAATCGCTGCAGATCCGATGCCCGCCTGAGCATCTTTGAATTTTTGAGCGGCGGCCGATCCATCCCGCAAAAGAATCAGTTGCTCACGCAATCCGTTCAAATAGCTCTCATCTTTCTGTGCTTGAGCCTCAGCCGCTTTTTGCAATGCCTCCTGCCGCTTCTTTTCTTCCTCGGCCGCCTTTGCTGCGAGTTCGGCGGTTTTCTTAATCTCCTCGCTGATCGCCCGTGATTTTTCCAACGATTGAGTCTTTTCCGCTCGTTCGAGTTGGGTGTTGAGAGCGTTCAATTCCGCTCGGAATTTTGCCGCGTTTGCTTTGGCGTTTTCCCATCGTTCTTTTTCTGCGATCTGGACTGACTTGTTGATTCTCAGCCAGTTGTTTTCCCATGTGTTGTAAACCTCAAACGATGCCCTCGCATCCTCGGCGTTCTTCTGTGCTCCACGTGCTTCCTTGTCGGCCGCGTCTCTCAATTTCTTCAGTTGTGCAATTTGAGCATCTGGATTTTTGATCAGACTCAATTCAAATTGTTGATCTGAAATCCTCCGACCTCGTGCGGTGTCAATCAAACCGATTAGTTCTTTTGACCGCTCCATTTCAGCGTTCAACTTCTCGGCCGCCTGCTTCGCTCCGCTGAAGAATTCGCCAATCTTGAATCCGGTTTGAAACGCTGCAAAAAGCAATCCAGCCTTTGCGGCCATCTTCTCAAATCCACTGGCGTTTTCCGCCTCAGCCGCTCGCAATGAATCGAGTCCAGCTTTCACCAGCATGACACCGCTTGCCATTTGGCCGAGTTCAGAACCACCCATTGCTTGGAGCATGATGGCTAGAGCGGCGGTTGACCTGGCGGAAGTGTCAGCCGTGTCTTTCAGCGTGTTCTCATATTGCTTCTGACTTCCAGCCGCCTTGTTCAGAACGGCGGATGCGTTGTCTTTAGCTCCAACGATTAGTTCAACAGATTCAGTTGCCATTTGTCAATTCTTCCTCAACGATTGCGTCTTCGTGTTTTAGAGTGGATGCGGCATCAATAAACCACATCGTTTGATCTAACACGCCGCCCGCTACCGGTGGAATTCCTTTCTGAAAAAGATCGACCAATCGAAAAGTGGAAATGTAGTCACCGATGAATTTCTGTGGACATTCTGAAAGGACGAACCGCCCGCGATTGCAAGAATCACAGCCACCGCCAGAGCATTCCGGACACTCGATTTCAATGTTTTGATACTTCTCACAACATTCTTTCGATGAACAACCTTTGCAAATCAAACCGCCTCGGATGAGGCTGGCGACTCTGAACTTTTTTTTTCGTCTGAATCCAATCGGCCGGATGAGAGGAGTTTTGAAACGAGTTCAAATCCTTCGGCCGCGCTTAAGAATTCAGAAATTCGATTCTTTCCAAATTCAAAACCGCCGCAATTTTCGAAACCAATCAAGCACGTTTCGATTGCCTGGGTGACGGATTCCGTGAGAGTGGTTGAATCCTTGTCTCGAATATCAAAAGCGGAACCAAGTTTCTCCTCGTCGGCCATTACTGGCGGTCTGAATAGGAACTTGGCTTGCGGGTTTTGATCCTTATCGCAATCGAGAACGATCACAATCGTTGAATCTGGGTTTGTCGCTCGTGGCATTTGTGGAGTACCGTGAGAGGATGTGAGGGTTGAAAAATCAAAAACTAAACTGAAGCTGAGAATGCAATCGTCAATTCATCATCTCCGGAAGAATCGAGGTTCGCTTGGAACGAAATTGGATCCGTTCGGAGGCTATTCCGATCACCTTCGTCAATGTTTGTGATCTCGCATTTTGGCGCGGTGATAGTCACAACATCTGTTCCATCATCAACTGCAACCGAAAACGACTCTTCCGTGTTCGCGAGCCATTTTCCATAGGTGTCATAGCCGGCGACCAACTGCGACTCCGGGTCGGCTGTCCCCACGATGTTCCGGTCGGTAATGATCGCGCCTTTGAACCCGCTCGTCTCCGCTGGATCTTCTCGAAGGATCACATTATTTCCCGCGTCAATCTCTAGTTTTTGTAAGCATGGTGTATAAGAACCAAGTGCAACCGTGGCATCAGCAAACCGAAGCGGGACAAGTGTTGGATAGGTTGGTGTCAGCATTGAAGCGTCGGTTGTTTGGACGTAAGCACCCGTAAAAGTCCATTCGAGCATCATGTCCTTTCCAGACTCGCAAACGAGTTTAAAAGAGCCCACGCATCCTTTCGCGAGCTTTTTCCGTCCGTCTTCATAGACCGCAATCGTGAGAGTTTTCACGCTTGAGCCTGGAACCTCGGACACTGGACCGAATGTGTTTGTTGCCTTAACGAATCCACATGCAGGAAAAAGTAAGTCCGCCCAACCAGGAGCCGCACCATCACCATTACCAACCAAGTCAGTTTTAAATGTGATCGTGGCCGACCGTCCGCCGTTGGTGCTCTTACGATTGCTGAACGTGTTCACCGACATTCTTTGGTTCGTGTCGATTCCGACTTTCATGCTCGCGTCGTAAAAGTTGTGACTCGAATCTGCATTTGCGAGCGATTCAGCCGTGTAAGCTGTCGATTCGATCTTTGCCGCCATTAGGGTTTTGCGCTTTAGTAATCCCATCTTATTATGCTCTCAGAGTGTTATGGTTTGTTTCGTCAACTCGGTATTTGATCTCAATCGTGAACTGAACCGCTCCGGGTGACTCATCATCCGGTTCAATGAATTTCAATTCACCCACCGAAGCATCGATCGAGTTGCCTCCGAACGTGTGCCAGTTTGCCGGGTTTGTGATTGAGTTCTGAAGGTCGGTTCCGAGGTCAACCGCTGCTTCATGGAATGGCGTCGGCATTGCTGTAAATTCACTTGGAATTACGGTTCCAGTGATCAGGACCGGAAGAGTTTTTCCAACCGCCGGAGGGTTTCCAGGTCGGTCGAGTTCCTCAAATCGCTCCACGTCTTGAGTTTTCACCGTCACCGTTTTATCGCCGAAAGCATCGCCCGCCTGCCTTGTTGGGACGATGACCGAGACACCGACCACGGAAGACAGCCGGGTCTCGATCACGTCCACAAAATCACTAATCACGCTCATGATCAATCACCCTAGCCTTTGCTTGATTCGGTCATTGATGAGTTCGGTTGAGATCCCCTCGGCGCGGCCTTGTTTGCGGATCGCACTTACAATTAAAGCGCGAACTCGTTTGGCCGCCTGTTTTCCGAGTTCGTCAGAAAGCTGTTCTTCCGACCATGTAAGAAGATCATTTTTCAGATAACATGCGAGCAAACTAGGTCCAAGAACTTTTTCAATCGGCGTTCGCTTTTTTGTTGTTCGAAGCCATACGTGCTTTCCAAGTCTTGGAATCTTTGGCCCGAATGCGCTCTTGATTTTTTGCGTTCCGTCTTTTTTGTTGATCTTGTAAGAGACACCCATTTTTGTTTGTCTCGCGCCGAAATACTTTAACGAGATTCGAGCGCGTCCCTTCATTTCCAGAATTGCATCATAGCTTCCAGGTTTCGAATATTTCGTCTGCTTGATTTGGTTGAGAACGTCCTTGAGTTTGATTAGAACGTGATTTCGGACCTCTCGGCCAATCGCTTTTTTATGCTCTTTGGTGACTGCATTCGTGACCATTGACAATTGCTTTGGTAGCTTCTTCGGCGTCTCCGTCAATACGTTCATCAACGCATTGAGTCCATTCCCTTTGATTTCAAATGTGGATTGCATGGGATGGTTCCTTACCGAACAACCAGGACTGTCACGCCACCATCGGACGATTCGACCTTTGTGATTAATCGAGTTTCTGCTGTTGCACCTGGTTTAACTGCAACGTCGATTTGATCACCCGCGTCGATCTCCGAGTAAACAATTCCGGTGGTTGAATCATGGTGAACTGAAATCGTAAGCAACGGTGTCACAATTTCATTTGATAAAAAAACTTGCGGCGGATCCCGATTGACGATTCCGGTTAATGCTCTCGTTCCTCCCGCTCTCGGTCGATAGGTGAGCGACTCACCCATGACTCGAGTTAGATCATCGAAAGCATCTTTGAAGAATCCATCAAATTCGGTGGTCATCGCCGCAAGTTTTGAAAATTAAGAATCGTTGAAAAATTGATACTTCGCAAAAACTACGACAAGCAACCGGTGATCAGTTCCGCCGCTTCTGGATAGATCAATTTCTCCTGAGTCTCATGGCGGCATCGGATGATATCTGACCGCAAGGATTCCTCACGATAAGATTCAACGGTTCCACCGATTGACGAACCATCCTCTGAATAATGGAAGGTTCGGCCAATGCAAGGTTCCCGCAAGTCTTGACCTGTTGCCACGGTTGCAACCATACATTTCGTCTTGTCCCAAATCTGGGCAACCGAAGCTGTTTGGCCTTTCTTCGCGGTGTTGCGAGAACCACCAGCGATCAGAACATAATCCAAATCGAATACGGCGGCCAATTGTGCAACCGTGACGTCTGCGGCTCGCGTTTGATCACCAGCACCAGAGGATTCGATCCGGTCGAGGACTTCGGCACATTGACGCAATTCACGGAAGAGCAGGTAACTCATCACAATCGAGTTCGGCCAAATTCCAGTTCGTGCCCAAACTGCTTGGACTGCGGTTTCGACATTGGTAACTGGTGTTGCACTTGCGGCGGTGCTCCACACGGTTCCGGCTGCGGTCGTGTTGATCGAACCGTTTCCGAAGGTAATGTCCGCCGCTCGCTTCTCCTGGTTGACCAAGATTTTCGAACGTGCTCGGTCGGCCGCGATCAATTCAGCATCAAAATAATCTGAATAAATCTTTGCGTCTCGATCATCAACCGGTTCTTCCCAACCTTGCTCTTTGGTTGCAAAGTAAACATCTTCGAATTCGTAATCGCCTCGACCATAAGAACCACCGCTTGCACGGTCGGTTTTCGACTCCTCAAGCAATGATTCCAATGGAATTCGCCCGAAGTTTCCGGCTTGTGCGTTTGCTTCGAAGACTGGCAACAACTGTGTTGCAATCATCTTGTTATTGTTCGCTTGAAGATCGAATTCAAGCATTGATTCGGCAATGTCCGGCCGGCTTCGGCTTAACTGTGTTGATGGCTTAGGCATCGTTTAAACTCCAAATTTTAGTTTTTTTTAGTTTGAGATTTAAAGCGATGGCAAAAAAACCATCGCGTTCGTTTAGTAACCGGATTAAACGGTTGTTAATGCCACGCCATCGTTTCCGACAACTGACCAACGATAAGAAGACGCACCATCAGCAATTCCGACGAACGTGATCGTGTCCAAAATTGCTCCGAAAGTCATCGTGTTGTTTCCGGTTTGGTTCACTGGCGAATCGGAAGTTACAACCGCATCACCACCGTCAGTGAGCATCGTCACGGTCAACAGTTGGCCGGCTGAAGATGGATCACCAAGCGTTCGCGTTTCCGCTCCGGCCGTAACCAATTGAACGTATGAACTCACGGTAACATCGATGTCACCCGCGTCCCCTGGATCTGCGAAAGTTGCAAGGCCAACGGCGGTCTCTGGGTAATAAACCACCTCGATCACATCACCGTCGGCGGTTGCCGCTTCAATTGCTTTTCCAATCGCTTTCCCGCCTGCCAATGGTGCGATTTCACCAGATGCCGCGCCTTGGAATTCTGCTCCGGCGGTGATCGCTGCGGATGCAATTGCAAAGTGAGTTCCAGGAGCGTTCGCCATTTTGACGCTCATTTCTTCCTG